TATGTATAACCTTATTACATTTTGTGTAGTCTTTGCGTAAGTTTCTTGCTTTAATCTACACAATTAAATCAGTGAAACTCAAACCTTGCTGCAACATGCAATTGGCAACTGCATGTCTGTTCGTTACTACACGCGAACGGCTAAGTCGATCTCAATGGTTCAGCCACTTCAACTACAACTACATCGTACTTTTGTTTTAATGGGATTATTTTTTTTTTTATAAGTTTGTTCTCACACTATCGCTTACAGTGTTGATTTGTACTTTGATTTTGCTGACCCAGCCTTTATAGTCTCTCCACAGCTATATCGTATAACGGTAACCCCGGTGTGGAATTAAGCTTTATGCTTCCTGTGTTGTTACAACACGCACTTATTAGTTTTGAGTGTTTTGTATATATAAACACTAACGGTAACCAGCGCCACAAGTCTGGCTTCCGCGAAATGCGATCATGTAACTTTAAACAAAACAAACCTGCTTCTTTTAAAACTGACTCAGTTAAAACTAAGAGTGTTCACTCTGAACTTTTGGCTGTTTATGAAAATGTTAAATCGGATCAAAAAAATGTGAACCCGTATTCAGAACTTTTGACCATTTATGATATTAATAAATTTCTAACTGACCCTTTTGTAGGCTTGGAGCCTGTCTCACCCGGAAAAAACAAAAAGAAGGGTGTGTGTCCCACTGTAGCTCGTCTCAACAATCATTGGACGAACAAAAAGAGGTCAAAGTCGATAGAAGCGGCAAAAAAGCTCCTTAGAGAGCACAAGTTATGTGATCAAACGGGCAGATGCTTTCCTCAAGCAGGAGCTAGCCCGGTTCAGGAGAGTGATACACCTCTTACTGATAAATTAGTTGACGGTCCCAGTCCTAGTGACTTTAGCCCTGATGTTTTTCTTGACTTTGCGCAAGAGTGTCTCAATTTTTGTGAAACTGCTTTTGAAGACCGGTTATCATTTGAGAATATGGATATTTTGACTATCATTCTTGAGAATATTGAGGACCAAAAATTCAAAGATGCCCTTAGGGTCTTTTTAACTTTATATGTTGAGAGAAAACGTTCTTCTACACCACTTACATCGAGAACCGGTGATAGGAGCGTTAGACCTCAGGGAATTTTTTCCATAAACCATGAAATTGGCCTTGATAGTAACATGTCTAGCCTCATACAAGATTTGTTGAGTGCTATAAATGGGACCATTCTGACCGATAAAGATGGTTCTTTAGCCCAAAAGTTGACAAGTGCTTCACTGGACAGTGTAAAGTCAGATAATAGTGTCACTCAACTTTTTTTCTAATTTGAATGGGATGATGGAATCCATACAATCAACCAGTGACAGTTTGAATTATAAGAAGATTTTTTCTAATTTTAAAAATTGGGCCTCTGATTTTTGCCATGATAATAAGAGAATGTTAAGTTGCATTGTTGCCTTTATTTTAGTCACTATCTTGTACACGTATGGTTATATTTCCAAATCAATTTATATTCTCTTTGTTACCATCCTTGCCGGTTATGGCATTCACAAGAGTGCTTTTGAAGCGCTTAAGCGAGCATTAAAAGAAGATGGGGAAAAGGTTGCTCCGCAATCGATTGATTTTATTTCCCCAAGTCTTTTCTCAAAGTTGGCAGGTATATTAGTGACTGGTAGTATTTTTAAGAATGTTGATCTTGATTATTCTTGGTCTGAATTGCCTTGGTTAGTTAGAGACTTTGACAGAAAGAAAAAAGGTGTGAGTGATTTTTGCACCTTTGTTATTGAAACCATCTCTGACTGCATAGAATGGTGTTGCAAACAATGTGACTTACCTAACTATTTAAAGCTCAAAGGTAGTGGTTCTTATGAGGTTTGGGAGTGGATCGACACTATAACCTCAACGAAAGAAGAGTACCAGAAAAATAAAAATTGCATTACTTATGAGTTTGCCATTAGGTGTCGAGACCATGTGAAAACTGGTGAGAATCTTTTGAGGCTGCATTGTAAAAGAGATGATGACAATTACAAGCTAATTCAATACCATTTGAACACTCTTAAGCCCATATTGGATATTTGCCGTGGTTTGCAATTGTTTAGTGAAGGGTTTCGTCCACAGCCCTTATCAATCATGATAGGTGGCACTCCGGGTATAGGTAAATCAACCATGTTCCCTAGTCTTTGTACTGTAATTGGTGCCAATATAGTTCCTGAGGATCGTAGAGAGGAATATCTCAAAAATCCCAATAAACTGTTTTATAACAGAGTTACAGAGAATGAATACTGGGACGGCTACAATAATCAACCAGTTTGTTTGTTTGATGATTTTGGACAGAGCGTAGATTATATTGGAGCGACTGCCTCACCCTTTTGGGAGTTCATAAGAGCTGTGAATACTGCTCCATACAATTTACATATGTCCGCAATTGCTGATAAAGCAAACACACCGTTCACTTCACAGGTTGTTATTTGTACGACGAACTGCACTAGTTTTGTAAAGGATGCTCAAATCAAATCCATTTTTGATGCTAAAGCCTTCAATCGAAGGATAATGATAGGCATTTGGTGTGTGCCAGCTGCTGAATATTCACAAAACAACGAGCAAGATCCTAGTAAGAGAATTGCAGATCTTGGTAAGATTTCCAACATGAAATATGATTCCTCGTTCTCACATATGGAGTTTTATGTCCATGATTACTCTAATGGTATCACGAATTGGGCCAATAAAATGACATTTGATGACCTTGCGGATTTGTGCATTTCAACCTATAATAAGAACAAAGGTTTCTTTTTAGAAACCAATGAGTCTTTAAGAGAGATTGCCCGTGCTTCTCTAGAAAGGAGGAAGAACCTCACTGTACCACAGAGTGGTATTATCGACAGGTTAGTTCGCAAAATGGGCATCAAAAATAATGAGTTTGATAATAACGATTTTGAGTTTTATGATTCCCTCGAGGTTCTTGTTGAAGGAGCAAATTTGAGTGTTCCATCAGACTTGTTGACTAGTCAAAACATTTGGGCTTCCAGCGTGAAACCTTTGTATGAAGCTCTCAGTATTGAAAACACATGGCAAGAGGTTTTGGATATAGGTTTCCCTTGGTACTTTAAAAATTTTAGTAATTTAGAAGCTATCTCATTGCCCAGTTTCTATGCTGCAATATCTGAAAGCTTTATTCCAACCGATTTGTTCAAGTTTAAGGAGTCTACTGACTGCAACCGGAGGAGTGACTTTATTATTAGGCTAATGTGCGCAATTCATGTCTTTCACAATAAGTTGACATTTGAAGTAAAAAAGAAAAGTCCTTTGATCGAAGCCTTTAATGTTATGAGAAGCAACTTGCCTAAGTTCCTTACTGAAAAGAAAACCTTGCTCCTAACTTTAGCTGGGGGTGTTGGTTTTGTCGCTTTGCTCGTTAAGGTTATGAGACCTAGCACCAAAGAACAATCTTCTAAGTCCAATAAAACAATAGTTAAGAGAAGAGCTGGGAGAGTAATTAGTCAATCTGGGGATCCTCAAGGCTCAGCTATAACTAAGTCTATTTTTAATAGGAATATTCTCTTAGTACTCCTTAAGTACAAATCTGGTAGAATTGTCAAAATTGGTTCACTGTTAGGAGTTTGTGGCAATCTCATGATTGGTCCCAGACATTACATTAATTGTTTTGATGAAGAAGATGAAGGTGCCAAGATCATATTGAAGCCTCTTTATGCTATAGGAAGCATGTATCAAATTGAACTTGAATGTGACACTTTTGTGGAAATGACAACATCTTTTGAAGATAATGAAGACTTTTGCTTCTATACAATACCAAAGAGGATTTACCCAAAATCGTTCAGAGACATAAGAAAGTATTTTGTTACAAAGGAACATGCTGAGAAAATACTTAATGAAAAGAATTATCAACTTTGTGCCTTGTCAACCCCTATTTATGATGGTGCGAATTGTTATGTCATCCATACTCAGAATGTTAAGGCAAGATTCATGCAAGAAGGGAAAGCTCCAGATCCTTGCACAGGTTCTGACTTGAACGAAGTGAAGGAGGGTACTTGGGACCCTCTAAGATTACACACAGCATTAACATATTTAGCTGATGTCGACAGTGGTTACTGTGGTTCACTACTAACTGTCGTTGACAAGTCTTCTAAGACTTCAAAACTATGGGGTTTACATGTACTGGGTACAAAAACTCAAGGTTACGCGAGGCCCGTCACTCGAGAGTATATTGACAATAGTATAAACGCCCTCAAGAATTGTTTTTCACAGCTCCCTGATTCAGAATATTCCTACACTGAATCTCTTTTTAAGTCTGAAGAGGAAGTCCCTGTCCCTGTGGTGCCTCAAGGAGTTCCCAGAGTTAAAGTGGATGGCTTTGATGTAGTGGCTGTGGTCAAAAAAGGAGAGTTTATTGCCAACAAAAGTGACATTATTGAAAGCCCATGCTATGAGGTATTAAAAAAGACTGGTCACAAGTTTTTGAAGGTGATTCCAGATTTAAGCAAGTGCCCTCAAGGAGGTTCAGATATATTGGAGAAATCACGATATAAATACAACCAACCTGTCATTCCTTACAATCAACCCCTCCTCGATATTGCAAACGCCATTGTTTACAAAAAGATCCTTTCCTCTCAAGATGGAGAAGATAGAGCCCCAAGAATTTTAACTTTTGAAGAGAGTTTAATGGGCTTTGAAGGAGATGAATCATGGAACCCTATAAGTAAATCTGCTAAGCCAGGTTGGCCCTGGGAGCAACTTGGATTTTCTGGCTCGAAGAAGAAAATGTTTGGAGACTATGAATGGGATCTTGAACTGCCAGGTGCCTTAGCAGTCAGAGATAGATATGAAACCTGCCTTAGAATGTACAAAGAAAGGAAGCGCCCTTTTTTTGCTGCTAAAGTGTTCCCCAAGGATGAAAGGAGGAACGCAGGAAAAGTCCTTCGTTACATCTCTGGTTATGAAGTAACCCTTTGTTTGCTTATAAGATCCTACTTCGGTGACTTCTGCAGAATGATATACCGGGGTCGAAATAACCACGGAATTGCCATTGGTGTTAATGCTTATGGAGAAGATTGGCACTTGCTCGCGAAGCGTCATAAACAGTTACCTAAGCATACTTTTGGTGACTTTTCCAACTGGGATGGTAACCAGACCAGACAACTCATGTGGTGTTTCCTTGCTGCAGCCAATAGGTATTATAACGATGAGCACTCTTTATTGAGGGAAATGCTCTTTGAAGAAATCTTCAATTCTAAACACATTTTTAAAAATGTCGTATATGAACTTGTCGGGGGTATGGCATCTGGAAACCCTATGACTGCCATTTTAAATTCTTGGGATCATCAAGTATTGTCAACCTATATTGTCGCTGAAATTTGTTTGGAAAAAGGTATTTTCTCAGATATGACCGAAATTGATCTTGAGCATGATTTCCAACTAACTGTTCTAGGAGATGATGAAGTTATGTCAGTCTCAGAAAGACTCACCTTTACTCCTCAAGACTTGCAGGAGCATTATGCAAGATATGGGTGGACATATACAGATGAATTTAAAGATTCTAAGATGGGAGCATGGAGACAACTTGAAGAAGGTATGTTTCTACAGAGAGGTTTCTTTTGGCACCCTACCAGGAATAGGTTTGTTGCCCCTCTAAATTTAACAACTATTTTAGAAATGTGTTGTTATACCAAGACAAAAGACACTACTTATGACTTTGTCAGGTCCAATTTAGACAAAGCATATTTGGAACTTAGCTTGCACCCAAGAGAGGTGTTTGCAAGGTATGAGCCCGTGTTGCGCGACATGGGCTACGCTATTGAACATTCAAGCGACTTATTGGACTACGATGCGCTTTCTAAGAAAGCGTGTTCGTTAAAGGAGGCCGATCTGGTCTTCTTCTAAGTTGTTAGCGCAACTTTGCTTTATAAAATCTCTTAAAGCTTAACTATCACTTTTGCCCCTAGTGCCCCTGAAAGCGTACTAGCAGTGTTAGTGAGTGCGGAAGCCTATTTAGGTTTATCATCACAAATCGCCGTGAAGTGCAGCCCACTTCAATAGGGTTAGTGATTGGAGCGAACCTCCTCGAGGATATAGTTTGAGTTAACTTTTCCTTTAAATCATTAACTCGCTGCTACTAATACTGAAAAAACCATGGCTGGCACAGACCAGCAAATTACCACTTCTTTTGAATTTGAAAATGTTATTCAAGGAGAGTCACCCCCTTCTACAAACATGAGTAATGAAACGGCTCTTTCAATCCAGCGGCCTGATTTTGAATCCGTTAAACGCTTTCTTGAACGTCCTATTAGGGTTTCAACTTATACTTGGACTGCTTCTAGTACTCCTGGAACTGAGTTATTTAATTACTCTTTTAGTAATCTTCTCACCACTGAACCTTATGCCAGTAAATTAAAGGGTTTTAGATCTCTTGCTGCTGATCTCAAAATAAGGATAGTTTTATCCGCTAGTCCTACCCAACAGGGAGCTCTTTATGCCAAATTCTTACCCTTGGAAAATAATACTGAGTATGCTTCAGTATATGGACCACATGTCAAAACTCTAGGTAGTATTTCACAACTGCCTGGTTTAACTCTTCAAACTTGCCATAAGGAGGCAATCATGACTTTTCCTTTAAGAACTCCAACAGGTGTTATTCCCCTTTCAAATCCAAGTGAGCAGGCATATTATTGGGGTAAACTAGCAATTTGGTGTTTAGATACATTGAGAACTGGTTCAGGCAGTATCACAACATGCAATATTTCCGTTTATGCTAATCTCGAAAACATCACTCTTGGAGGCCCTACTGCTCCTCAATCTGGGGTGTCCAAGAAGAAACGTTACACAGGGAGAGTAATACCCCGAGAGAAAGAGCGTGATGACTCTAGCCAAGTTGGGGTTGTTAGTGGTCCTCTTATACAAGTTTCCAGGGCAGCTAATGAACTGTCTGGAATTCCCCTTCTAGGCCCTTTTGCCAACTCTGTTAAGTGGTTCACTAACGCTGCTGCGGGAGCTGCTAGAGCCTTTGGCTTTAGTAAGCCTATTATCCAAGACCCAGAGACTGCCATGGCTATTTATCAGCATCTCAGTGCCTTTAATGGTGACCAAGCTGAACAGAGTGTGGTAGTTTCAACTTGTCGTGATAATTCTGTTATTATCATGGATGATATTCCTGGTCACGATGAGGATGAAATGAGCATTGATTTTATTAAGAAACAGTGGGCTTATTTCAAAACAACAAATTTGACATCTGCGAGTTCAGGCCTTGTTGATGGTTGCGACATTTGCCCTATTTCATTTGATACTTCTTACAATTATACTAACGCTCTTGGAACTGTTGCTGTTGCGACAAGGACACCTATTGGTTTGCTTGGGAAACTTTTCACTTATTACCGAGGTTCAATCAAAATTCGTGTTCGATTTATCAAAACTAAGTTTCATTCTGGGTCATTAGCTTTTATTTGGATACCTTCAGTTTACGGTGGTACAGTGGATGATGTGGCTCAATCATATGCTTACACGCATATGGTTGACTTGTCGGAAGTTGACCAAGTTGAACTGGAGTTACCATACTTGGCTTCTGCACCTTACATTCCTTGCAATAATTTATCTGGCAAACTTTATGTTAGGGTAATTAATCAACTTAAGTACCCAGACAATGTCAGTGGTACCATTTCCATGATTTATGAATGTTGTGGAGGAGATTCTCTAAAGTTTGTTGTTCCCACTTTCAAAACGGCTTTTCAACCGACAGTTACTCAGTCTGGCCTCGAAGAGAGCTGTGTTGAATCTTACTCAAATTTTATGTCTAAATCAGACAATGATCTTCTTAAAATAACTGTAGGAGAAAATATAACTTCATTGAGACAGCTTTTGAATGCTTACCACCCCATGGCAATTACTTCAGATTCCCAACCTACTTTGACTGCAGGATCAGTTTATGACCCTGCAGCTATTGGCACTTATTGTACATGGCCAACCAGACCAGGCACTGGACCTTATGGTCCTGGCTTTGATCTTTTTAACAATTTAGCCATGTGTTATCTTTTCAACAGAGGTTCAGTTAAGTGGAGGTGGGCTTTGGATTCAACTTCCGGGAATGTTTACATTGTTTGGGACATTTTTAATTTTTATAATCCCGGAACCTTGGTCAACGATGCATCTTCTTTTCCCATCAGTTTAACTACTTTAAATAATAATTTTACAGGGTGGCGAGTTGCCACTGTCAGCGCTTCTACTGGTGGTGGTAGTTTCACGTTTCCTTACCTTAGCAACAATCTTTATAAGGTAAATATTCCCATTTATGCCAATTCTACGAGTAACCAGGTTTCTGCTGCTCAAATCAAAGCTATTAATGGTTTGAGAAGTATCATTTGGAATGCCCCTAGTACCACCACCAAAGGCTTTATATCTAGAGCCATTGGTGATGATTTCCAATTCGGTTATTGGATTGGCGTTCCGGCTGGG